ACGCAAGTCATCAGCGGAAACGGTAGCTGTTTGACGCGTGATCCACGCTTGCAGTTCCTCATCATCCCAGTGACCGTAGTACGCCTGCATTTCACGCGCGGCAACATCAAGGGGAATGATTCCCTTCTCATACAGGCTGATGGTCCATTGTGCCTTCTCTTGGAAGTTGTCGTACTCATCGGTGGGCGTGACGTGCACGACTTCTGGTTGCGTGCCAATCAATGCCGCGTAGTCAGCAACCAGTTCCGTGAGGAGGCTGGAGAGTGCTTCGGCGTACCCGCGTGCGTTCTGTCGGAAGCGGATGTTGGCTTCTTTGAATGCTTCACCGCTGGGACTGTCGCTGCCTAGGAACCCGCCGGGCAGGGCAAGGTCTTCGCGGAGGCGTTCCATTCGAATGCCGCGTTGTGCACGCAGTTGGTCTAGGTTGCCGGGTTCCATCCAGTACGCGTCACCGTCACTGTCAAGCGCAATGGGTTCAGCGGGGCCGATGGCTTCCAGGTCGCCGGTGCCTTTGATGGCCAGCATGGGGAACGCGGCTAGTTCTTCGACTAGGGTGAGGTTTGCTTCGGTTTTCCAGAGGGCCATGAGGCTGGGTGCTGCTTGCAGCATTTCACCAATGGGTAGGCCGTCGTTGGTGGTTGTCATTTGTGCAAGGCGTGGGACGGGTGCGTTTTCGATGGTGGTGGGTGGGGTGCCTAGGAGGGTGGGGTTGTTGAGGTTGCGCCATTCGCGGATGGTGGCGTTGTTTTCTCCGTCGCTCCAATCGTAAATGCGGACGGTCCAACGGTACGTGCGCGTGAAGTTTGTGTCGTTCGTGTCAAAGTCGCTTTCCCGCGTTCCGGACGTGAGTTTTTCGCTGGTGAAGATGCTGGTGCTCCAGGCTTGGTACAGGCCGTCGATTTGGTCCATGTCGTATTCGTTCGTGTACGGTTGGAGGTACCCGCCTAGGCGTGTAATGCGTGTCGTGCCGTCTTCCATGGTGTGGGCCATGCCTGCGGCAATGCCGTCAATGATGAGGTTGTTGATGCTTTTGCGGGCGAAGTTCATGAGGTCTAGGCTGCGGAGTGCTTCGTCGATTTCTTGGTCGTTGCCGCTCCAGTTGATGCTGCCTAGGATCGCGTCGGTTTTGGTGTGCATGATGCGTGGGCCTAGGGTTTGCATTTGGCGGAGGGCGCGGGTGTACGCGCGTTTGCGTGCTTGGTTGTACGCGGCGGGGAGTAGGTAGTCTTCGCGTGGGCGCCAGGTTCCTTGGGCGATATCGTGCGTGATTTCGCTTTCGATGATGCGGTCGTAGATTGCCATGAGTTGGTCGCGGGCGATGCTGGTGTTCAAGTCGATCATGTGGTGACCCCCGTGATCTTGCGTAGTTTGCGCAAGTCAATGTGCGTTGGTTTGAGTAGCGCATGGTGGAGGGCCGCCAGGGCGTCCACAATGTCGTCGTGCGGATCTTTGACGCCAGTGAAACTGCATACTTCGGTGGTGAGGTCGTCTACCCAGTCTGCATGTCGTGGGACTAGGATTTGTTGGTTGTTCCACGCGGCAGCTGCGGGTTGAGCGCGGGCGAACTTGTCGCCTGTTGCTTTGACTTCGTTGACTTTGATTCCTTGGTCTTTGAGGAATGCGCTGAGTCCTTTTTCGGTTCCGGCTAGCATCCACGTGACGTTGGTGATGGCGTGGGCTTTCATGCGTGCAATGTACTGCGCTGGTTCTAGTTGATCGCGCAGCATGTTGGTGATGTAGATTGTGTTGTTGATGACGCGTCCGGTGAGGGTGACGGTCCAGTCTGCGTTGGTGCGGCTGGTGTATGCCGCGTCAAAACCGTGGGCTTCTTTGTAGCCGGTGGTTGGGATGGTGTCGTAGTACGTGGGTTGGTTGAAGACGGTGCCGCCTAGTTCAATGAATTCTCCTAGAACTTCTTGTTTGTAGAAGTCGGCTGTGTATTGTCGCTTGAGTTCTTCTAGGTAGGCGGTGGGTAGGTACGGGTTGTCCATGGTGCGGGCGCGGGTGACTTGGGCTGTGCCGTCTTGCGTGTAGTCGTAGAGCCAGTGGTTGCGTCCGCGTGGTGTGGTTGTGAACCAGAGGTTGCCGGGTTCTAGCCTGAGGCGTCCTAGCATGATGTCTAGTGTTTCGCGGTTCATGAGTGCTGCTTCGTCTAGGCCTGCCCAGTTGAGGTTTGGTCCGCGTAGGCGGTCGGGGTTGTCGGCGCTGCGGAAGAGGATTTCGGTGCCGTTGATGAGGCGTGCGTTGAGGTCGCTTTGGTTGAAGCGGGTGATGATGGGTTTGGCAATGTCGATGAAGGTGCGGAGCACGCTGTCTTTGAGCATGGTGAAGGTGGGGGCGATGAGCATTCCGGTTGTGTTTGGTGGTTGGGTGAGGGTTTTGAGGATGCTGGCGCGTGTTTTGCCGCTGCCGACTCCTCCGATGAAAGCGGTTGTTCTGTTGGTGTTTTGAATGAATTGGCGTTGTGGTGGTGTGACGCTGTGCCTAATTGTTGCTGTTGGCATTTGGGGCGTCTACTAGGTCGATGATGATGTCGCCTTTGATGTCGGCTTGGATTTCTTGGCGTTCGACGTAGCCGCGGTGTTTGGCTTGTGTTTTTAGGTAGAAGATGATTGCGGTCATGTTGCCTTCGTTGATTTGTTGGTAGAGCTTGCCTTCTGCTAGGTCGGTGGTGCGTTCGCGGGCGTCTTCCATGGCTTTGGCGATGCTTGGGTGGCGTTCGCGTGCTTTGTAGATTGCGCTGCGGTCGACGCCTAGTCTGCGGGCGGCGACGGTGATGAGGCCGTTGGCGTCGTGGATGGCTTGTACGTATTCTTTGGTGGTGGGCATGTCACCTCCCGTGTTTTTATGGTGTGAGAGTGTGGAGCGTCCGGGTCGGTGTTGCACCGCCGCGTGACCCTGGTTGGGTTAGAGGCCTGCTTCGGACGCGCGTTTAGGATACCTTTTTGCAAGCGGTGCTATGCGTGTACGTAGTTCTTCGTCTAGCGGGTACAGATAGCGGTGCTTTAGCGTTGGCAGTTTGTATGCTTGCGGGTCTACGTTTTTTCGTAGCCAGTCAAGACTTTGTTTCCATCCTTTGGAATGAACGCTTTTACTGTGATACTTTTTGCCGTTGATTACGAAACCGCCGTCACCTGTGAATTTTCCTGCGTAAATCCAGTTGCCTGCTTGATAAATGCCGCCGTGGTGTCCTTGTGCCATTTCGTCTGCAAACGAAATTAGCAGCCGAATTCCTGGTGAGTGTTTTTTCAAAAGACGGATTGTGATCGCGATAATCTTGCTTGTAGGCGTTTTGTGTCCGTTTTTTAGTGCGACTCTTTGTAATTCTGCTACTTCATGTGTTTTGGCAAGTCCGTATTGTTCGCCACGGGTTGCGTTGCCTGCGCCCAATCCATACATGACTGCGCCTATGAACTGACCGTGCTCCCAGACTCCAAACCTGACAGGAGCGGACGGCATTGTTCGACTGTAGTGCCAATTGGTGACGGCGTACTTTGCGGCTTTGAAGTCACAGAACGCAATGTGTAGGTTAGGTGGTGAACTCATGGCCACATTCTGGGCAAGCAATAGGCGTTTTTTGATCCAATCGTTTTGGTTCTTCGTCTGTTGGTTCAAACGCAGGGTTTATTGTTCCAAGTAGTTCGTCTAGGTCGTCGGTGTCGTAGCCGGTGCCTTTGAGGGTGCCGGTTTCGTCTTGGAGTTGTTTGAGGATGTCTGCTAGTTGGTTGTCGTCGTAGGTGGCTAGGTCGTTGGTGCGGTTGTCGGCTAGGAGGATGCGGAGGGCGTGGTCGTCGTCGACGTCTACCCAGGTGACGGGTACTTGGGTGGCGTTGGCTTGGCGTGCGGCTTGCCAGCGGTGGTTGCCAGCTAGGATGTGGCCGGTTGATCGTTGGGCGATGATTTGTCCGTAGAAGCCGTTGTTTTGGATGCTTTGGTGGATTTGGCCGATGTCGCCTTGGCGTGGGTTGCGTGGGTGTGGGCGGATGGTGTCGATGGGGATGGTTTCTGTGGTTTGGTTGATGATTTTCATGGGTGTAGGGTCGTGCAGTTTGAGTTTACGTTGTTTCGTTTGGGTATTCAAGGTTGGGTGGGAGGCTTTGGCTTGCTAGTTGGGTGGCGTGGTGGATGGTGGGTGGGTGTGCTCCTAGTTTCATGCGTTGGGTGGTTTGGTCGTAGTAAGCGAAGGGGGGAGTGTGTTGGTTGAGGTTGATGGCGTGGATGGTGATGTCGTGGAGGATGTCGTACGTGTGTAGTTGGTGGGTGAGTTGGCGTGCCCATGTGGGTGTGGTGGTGTGGTGTTCGGTGGGTTGGTCGATGCGTGGTTCTGGTGGGATTGTGAAGTTGAAGTAGCGGGGTTGTGTGGGTGTGGGTTGTGGGAGGAGGTCGGGGTCGTAGTGGTCGTGTTGTGGGTGGTAGGCGCCGGGTGTGCGTGGGTTGTGGCTGGTGTGGGTGTGTTGGTGCCATTTGATTTCTTGTCTGAGGATGGCGATGTAGTGTTCTAGGATCCAGTCGCCGCGGTAGAGGGTTTGGTCGTGTGTTGGTTGGGGCATGGTTCATTGTAGGTTCATTAGTTGTCGGGTGAGGGCTTTGGTGGGTAGTTCGGTGGTTTGGAAGCGGTGGTTGCATTGGGGGCAGTGGCGGCGGCGTTTGAGTTCTGTGCGGTCGGGTTTTTGTTTGGTGCCTCCTGCGCGGGTTGTGATGACGCGGGTTTTTTGGTTGTTGCAGTTGGGGCAGGTCATTAGTTTGTTGTACCTTTCAATGAATTTGGTTGCTTGTGTTGGGTGGTATTTGAGGGTGTTGTTGGGGTAGTGGATTCTTTTGACTTCGACTTGGGCGTAGATTTGTTGGGCTAGGCGGGTGTTGTTTTTGAAGGCGCGTGTGATGTGGGTGCGGTTGTAGTTGAGTGCGTCTGCGATTTGTTGGCTGGTGTGCCAGTTGAGGGTTTGTTGGTAGTCGTTCCATTGTTGGTTGAAGGTTTGGGTGAATTGGTCGGCCCATTCGATTGGGACTGTGTATTTGATCCACGTGTGTGGGTTGTAGCGGAGTACGCCGTCTTGTTTGGCTTTGGTGAGTAGGTATTTGGCTACGCGTTGTGTTTGTCCTTTGTGCATGACGTGTTTAGCTTGGATGTAGCCGTCTGGGATTCCGCTTTGGAGCATGAGTTTGACGGCTTTGGTTTTGATGGCTTTTATGTTGCGGTTGGGTAGTTTTTGTTGGGCTAGGTGGGTTCCGCCTTCTTCGTAGGTTTGGATGAGGGTGCGGATTTCGTGTTTTGTCCAGTCTGGGTTTTTGGGCATGGGTTTGGTTCCTTTGGTGTGTGCCAGTTGATGTGGATGGTGGCTTGGCCTGGTGGTTTGGGTGGGTGTTTGGTGATGTTGAGTTGGGTGATTTGGTGGTCGTCGGCGTTGAGGGTGGTGAAGATGGCGTCGATGAGGATCTTGTCGTGGTTGTTGATGTCGCGTTTGCGTTTGTCTGGTGGGTGTAGGTGGAGGGTGATTTGAAATTGGGTTTGTGGGGTGATGGTTTTGGTTTGGGTGTGCCAGGTGGGGTGGTTGTTTAGGGTTTGTTGGATGTGTTGTGTGTATTGGCGGGCTTTGAGGCTTTTGATGCGTCGGTTGTTGTATGTGGCGTAGCTGGTGTTGGTGCTTGGTGGCCAGGGGAGGGTGAGGGTCATTGTTGTTGTTGTTTTTGTTTGAGTTCGTCTAGTTCTTGTTGGAGGCCGATGGTGTTGGTGGTTGGGTCGCCTTTGGCTTTGAGTGTGTTGTTGTGGGTGAGGCGTTGTAGGTGTGCGGTTTGGCGGTTGAGTTCTTGGATGGCGTCTTGTTTGTTTTTTCCGGTGAGGTCTTGGGTTTGGGTTTGGAGTGCGTTGATTTTGTTTTGTTGGTCGGTGATTTGGCGGCGGAGTTCTTGGAGTTCTTGGGTTCGCCAGGTGATTTGTCGTTGGGTGGCTTGTTTGCAGCAGGTTGTTCCTGGGTGGTACCAGGCGATTTTTCCGTTGGTGGAGTAGTGGACTTCGATGGTGTTGCAGTAGGGGCAGCCTTGGTTTTGGTTGCCTAGGATGATGGCGCCGGTGTTGTCGCGTGGTGAGTCTTGGAATGGTTGTTTCATGTGTGCTCCTTAGAAGAGGTCTTCGGGGTTGATGTCTAGGATGGCGGGGCGTTGGTTGGTTTTGATGGCTTGGTGTTTTTCGGCGTAGGTGGTGATTTTGTCGCGGAGTAGGTTGTCTATTCCGTAGGATCGTTCGATCCAGAAGTCTTCTTTTGCGACTGCTTGTACTGCTTGGGTGAATGTTGGTAGGGCGTCGTTTCCGTATTCTTTGATGTGTTGTTTGATCTTGCGTTTTCTGCTTTGGCTGAGTATGCGGATTTTGGGTAGGTGTCCGCAGTTGTTGTTCCAGGCTTGGAGGTATTCGTTGTAGTCGATTGTCGTCTTTGACGACGTATTTATTGGTTCTATGTTTTTGGTTCTATGTTTTAGGTTCTTGTTGTGGCTCTCCGCAACTCTGTCCGTGTTGCTCTGCGCCACACTGTCTGTGTTGCTCTCCGCCACTCTGGCGTTACCAGAGTTGCTCACCGCTACACTGATGTTCAGTCGGTATGTCTTGCCTGCATTGCGTCCATCAGGGTAACGACGTTGTTCAGTCCGAATGAGTTTGTGCTCATGTTCTAAGCGTTGCAAGGCGCGGTTGACGGTGCCGCGATCCATTTTCACGAAGTTTGCTAGGGTGCCTTGCTTCATCCATGCAGCTTGTTGATCGTCGTTGTAGTAGTTGGCGATTCCGACTAGCACCCACTTCTCAACGCCAGGAATGTTTTGTTC